CACATCCATGACGACGTGGCCTGCCAGACGGGTGCCGGTATCAGGCTTCTCGAGCCTGAGCTGCCCGCCCTCGGCAGTGTTCGGCAGTTCCTTCTTGAAGAGAGTGACCGCAGGAAGACGCGGGTGACCAATGATGTCGGGACTGTCGAGATTGGCCTTCAGCGCCAGCGCCGCGACCAGGCCCGACACCTGCGCCATCGTGTGGCTGTGAAGCGCCGAGGCTTTGTCGGCCAGAGTGGCGATCAGGCCGCCGATGCGCGACATCGGCAGTTCAGGAATGCGCGCCTCGCTGAAGACCCCCGAAACGACGTCTCCCGCCACATGCTGGTGGACCGTGTTGGCCTTGCCCCCGAGCGCCTGGGCGATCTGATCCAGGGTCGCCTGGATGGCGGCCATCATGGCGGCGGTGACGGCCTTCAGGCCCCTCGGCGTCACGGCCTTGGAATGGCTGACGCCCGCGATGGCCTCATCCACGGTCGCCAGCCTCAGGACGCCCGCCACGGTTTCAGACGCAGGCGGATTAACCCAGCCGCCGCCTTCGAACTGGACCACTTCGGCTAAGGGCGCAGTCAGCTTGATTGACGCTTCCAGGACGGCTTGGGACGGACCGGCCTTTTCGACCAACGGCGCGACCTGACTGTAGGCCGCGAACAGTGTCCCGTCCGTCAGGTAAAGCGCGACGGTGCGGACGGTGTAGGTGTCCTGCGTCTGGTCGGCGGCCGAGACGTAGATGGTGTCCTCGGCCGTCACCATACCGGCAACCCCGCCCAGGCGCTTCAGCTCGCCGGGGATGGCGGTCGTGGCCGCCGTGATCGTGACATGGTTCGGGCTGACGCCCAGGGCGGCGATGACCACATTGGAGACGCCGGTGTTCTGGGCGTTGATCAGGGCCTGAAGGCCCGCCGTGGTGATGACGATGGGAAGTGCGGACATCAGGCGGCTTGCTCGAATTCCATGCGGCGGATGACGGTCGGGCGGACTGCGCCGACGACTTGGATGGACCCAGCGAAGCTCAGGCCCTGGGTGAAGGTGAAGTGGGCACGGGCGGGCTTGGCCCAGCGGATTTCCTCGACCACCTCTTCGACGAAGCGGGCCGTCACGGCTTCGCCCGTTGCCCCGTTCAGGGTCAGGACGATGGAGAAGGTGAAGGGCTCGCCCTTCGGCTCCATCTCCCACCATTCGCGGATCGCCAGGGCGCCGCCGAAGGCTGCGACCACGTCCCGGACCGACTGAACCGAACCCATGCGGCGCGCGGTCGGAATGGCGGTGCGGACCAGGGCGCGGCGGATGCTTTCAGGCCACTCGGCGTTCCACGTCCGATTGCCGACGCCCCAAGCCAGCCACGGCAGGCTGTCCAGG